CGTAACCCCATCCCCCACAGCACCAAAGTCCTTGACACTCACACTCTCCCGCAGCTTCCCCTGCACCGTCCGAGCCACAGCCCCGGTGCCTGCGGGGGTGTAGCCCACGTTAGCTGCGCCCGCCGGGCCGTTGAGAACTGCGATAGCTGCCCCCTGCGCTGGGCTAGTCTCATACACCTCCGCATCCACGTCATTCAGCCACGAGGCTGGAATAATCGTACCATTGGTAAAATTTATAGTAGCCATCTTTAGAATCCTGTTACGGCAATTATGTTGCCCGTAGTTGCAGCTGAAAAGGTCGTAGTGAAGGCGTTGAGTGAGGCATGAGTAATAGTCAGAGGTAACACCACCGCGCCTGTATTATCAAGAATGTTCACCACGGGGTACTTGCCGAAGTTATGCGTTACGAGAATCGAGGTCTGCGCCGTAAAGGGCGTGTCGAGATAGACGGAAGATGCGCCGCCTGTGCCCCCACGCGCCACGGATAATTGCCCCGTCCAGCCCAACGTCATCGAAGCCGCTTGCAGCAACGCCGTAAGGGGCGTACCGCCTAGCGTTATCGTTACGTTAGTATCATCTACACGGCTCAGCGCCGCCGGGCTAAGTGCAGCCTGCTTGCCGTTAAACGTAGACCAATCGGCGGCACTCAGCGCCCCGCGATTCGCCGCCGAGGCCGTAGGCACCTGAAGGGTGATAACGGGAGTCGTTGTGCCGTTAGCGACTGTTGAACTGAGATCCGTCCCCGTAGTGCCAAGGGTCAATGCCGCTACGTCTGTAACCGTACCACCAAGACCCAGTGGAATTGTATAGCCACCGGCGCCGTCGAAAAACTTAAGCACATCATTCGGCAATGTAGGCGCAAACCCATGCCGAGCTATCGACACGTTGTTAGTTGCTACGTTTATTAGAGTTATATCCGCTTCAACTACTGTTGCCCAGGTCGGCCCATCGCCGTGCAACACTTGCAGCGCAGTCCCACCCACGTAGCCACCCTCCGCGCTCAGCTCTCGTGAGAGGTCCACAAACCACTTCAGCCAAACGGGGTTAAAGTAGGACTCCTGCGTGGTCTTATTCACGATGACAGGCAAGGCCCAGGTTGGCGGCGGCTGAAACGTACTCATAGCGTGCCTATGTCTAGTTGCAACTCAATCGCCTGGATACGCATACGCGTGTTACACTGGTGCCGGAAGTGATACGCTCGACGCATGAAGGTGCCATTGTTTGCCAGCGTAGGCTTGCGTACGTCTAGACTCAGCTTGCGGAAATTAGTCCACCGATCCGCCTGGTAGTCCCAGTCATTGCTGCGCACTTGCAGCACGCTCCCCGGCGTCTGGTCCCCGATGAACTCCATCATTGTAAGCTGCTTGCGTCTGCGCACCCCTCCGTCGAAGTTCGGCGTGTAAATATCTACAGTAATTATCTCCCCGTCATCCGTAAAATACGAGGAATCCATTGTGTAAAGCTTGCCATTCGTTCCGTGCTGTAGGATAGTCGCTACCGCCAGATACGTCGCGGATACAATCGGCCAGTAATTTCCGTCCGCGTCAGTCCACTGCGCCCACGTCTTATCCGTCAAGTCATACACGAGGGTGAGATTCTCCGCCGTCTGCGTAAGCCCATAAAATGCGTGACCCTCAAACTTAAACGCAAAAGACGACAGATCTAATGTATCCACATTATCCAGCAACCGCTCGATCGCCTTAGTCGATACAATCTGCAACTTTAAGTTATCCAGCACCACCACCTGAGCCGAAGCGGAGCGATTCGTAGCAACCCAAATCAAGGCGCCATCCAGCTCCTGCACCGTATCACCATTGACGCAGCCGTAGTTGATCTTAGCTCCCTGCACCGGACCGAGAGGCGAGGCAGTAGCGTTCAGCGCATCGTAAAACACTTCCGTAGACCACTGGCCCAAGGCAATAACGTAGACGAGCTGCTTGGCCAGAAACACCCCGGCGTCAGCCTCAATCTGGGCGGTCAGTCGGTTCAGCACATCAGTCCAGAGCGTGGGGTCATTGAGCGTAGTGCAGCCGCGGATACTAGCGTCCGGGTCCATCACGTAGGTTGTACCATCCAGATACACAATGCCTTTGGCGCAGACTAGGGGAAAGTTATTCGGCGTCGTCGCTGTACCATCACCCGCACCTACGCCCGTTGCAGTAAAAACCACACCTATGGTGTTGGAGGCCGCGCCAATCGCTACGAAGTCTGTCGTCCCTACGGTCAGAATCGTGTACTCAAGCAACGCGACGAAGCTGCCCGCGGTCACCGTTACCAGCGGATCAATCTTCACGATCCCGGTAAACTGATCATAGTTATAAGTAGCGACGCCATTGCCGAACTGCAAGCGGAGTGTAGCACCAAGGGACTGGGCGAACTTGTAAATCCCTCCCGCGGTGTCCAGTACCCCCACGAGGGCCACTCCGTCCTTATACATCGTATTGCCAAAGATGGAGTAAACGTGCCCTAGCCAGTTGTAGATGCCTAGCCCCACGCCGGCCTTCGCCTCGCCGTATTGCAGCAACCCTGGCCGCTTGTAAACCCAAAGCTCGCCCGTCGTCACGTTCTTCTCCACGTAAGCGTTAAGCAACTTGGCGTCCTTCGCGGTCGACTCATCCCTATTCTCGGGTTGAACCACCAGCGGCAGGCGCTTAGGAATCGCAACTGTTTCAGCTTGGGCCATTATCTAAAGCTTCCTGAGTACATGCTACTTCGCGAATCCAAGGCGAAGCGCGTAGGCGCATCTTCCACGTCCCAGTCCTCGAGGGTCTGCCGGTAGGCGGCTGCCCGGTGCGCGCAGCGATCCATGATTGCCTGGGGCTGGCCCGTAGCGATCTCGTCCGCCAGTCCCCACCGAAGTGCAATCCGCCACTCGATCGGGAAGTTCATTGTCTCCGTGACGTTGATAAAGTTAGTAACCTGATACTGGGTTAGCAGATGCGCGGTGCCTAGGGCGGCATTCGCGTCTGGAATCAACCAGAAGAACACACTCAACTCCGACTGCTGCTTGTTCACAAAGTAGCTATTGATCTCACCCGTTTGGTTAACCTGGCTGAGGCGAATATAGTCACGCCAGGCCATAACTACCAGGGGCCTGCGGATACCGTTCTGATCCATATAGTAAGCATCAATCACCCTCGGCGGCTTAACCATCACGTTAGTCCCCGCCGGTCCAAAGGTATAAGTACCTTGCCCTGCAATCAACGTCACACTCATGTCCTGATTCAACCACAGCTTCAACCCTTGGGTCTGCCATAAATTAACCAGATCCGTAAGCCGACGCATCCCCCCGGCGATCTGCTCACCATTAAGCGAATCCCCCTCCTGCACCAAGCCCGCGTCAAAGTACGCATCCCGGATAATTGAGGCGGGGGTGTTGTCGGCTGGAGCGGTCATTGTGAAGTCAACAGATCAAAGGTAAGGGCCGCGCCATTGCTGTAGGAATTAGCTATTACCCTAACAGCCGTATAGGGCGCAGTGGCTGTGTTGCTGATTAGCGAAGCTGACTTACTAGCAAAGTTTGCATCATTCAGCCACAGGTAACTAGATTGCAACGCTTGGGATTCCGCCCGCAGATTCGAGGTCGTGCACTCGAGATCAAAAGCTATCGTCCCAGTCACGCCAAAACCTGCAGTATAGTGCCCGCCGTGAAAGTAGATCTCAGTCGGGAGGGTCTGCGAGACAAACGAGTTAGCCCAACCTACGTTTAGGGTATTAGCGCCCAAGGTAGAAGCTGCCGACACCGCAGTGATGGTAGCGAAATACTTAGTCAACGTAACAGTATTAGTGTTCGGACCTGCAAGTGTCTCCGTCACAGCAACACCGTCAGGGTCCGTCCCCGTAACTGTAATGTTGATCGCGGAAAGGTTTGCAGCAGAGGTAAGCGTAAGCAGGTGAGCGAGGCTGTCAGTTGCTGCACTACGGGTAAAGTTCACCGTAGCCCAGGGACCAACGCCAGTTAGTCCCGTAGCAAATCCTGCCGTATTGACGTTTGCGGGGGCAAACGCAAGGTGTAGCGGGCGCATTGTCATAAAGATCTCCAGTGAGGGGAAGCGTCAATTCCCTAGGAACGCTAGGACGTTACTAACTAAACTCGCCTGGGGAGGCCTTAGGAATGCGCGCGGATTATAATTCCGTAATCCGCGCGCATGGTCTAAGAGCTCTTACTGCTTAAGCGCCCGCACTGCCATAGATACCACGAGGATCGGTACAACCCACGCTGAAGCGCATATACGATGCGGCCTTAGCGTTCTTTGTATCAAAGTCGTTATCTTGGTCAAACATAGGCTCATCACGCCAAAACATGGTCATACCATTAGGTGCGTTAGTCCGGATAAACCAGTCAGTCGTATTCGTGAAGTAGTGATTCATCTTGATCCCGTCAGGGAACACATTAGTCGACTTCAACACGTTAATCGCATTCAGGGCGGTGCTCGATTGCAGCACCGAGCCAAGGATACGATTGGCATTATACCACTCCTGGCGCGCAACGTGCAACGACTTAGGCATGATGTTAATCAACAGCCCGGTGTCATTAGTTGC